GTGTAGTAACTGGGGATGCAGTGACTAACCTTGGTAGGGCAAATGCTGCCTTTGCGACAAGTGGAACTACCTTTTTACCAAATAGTGAACGCAGCGTGGTTATTGGTGAGGGTGTGCAGAATGTAGGCGCTGACGAAGTATGGCTGCAAGGGCAGTTGATGACACCAAATAATTTTGGCACAAATCGTTTTGCTTTCCCGCCTAACAATTATAATATTGACTTACATGACGATATAATTATTTCGCTTGGAACAGGCAACCACACATTGACATTACCTGACGCATCAACCGCATCCCACAAATTAATTTGGATTGTAAAAAAAGGTGCGCAGGGAACACTCACCATTGACGCATACGCAGACCAGTTGATTGACGGGGTAGCTAATTACACAATAAATAATCATTACGGAACGGCTTGTTTAGTATGTGATGGAACAGAATGGTACGCATTAACAAACAAATAAAATGGCAACAACCACAGTAGCAATAAATTTAGAGGCCAAAACCAAAGGCACGGATAGCGTTAAATCGCTGAAAGCACAAATCAGGGAAGCAACCCAAGAAGCGGCAGCGATGTCGCAGAAGTTTGGGGAGTTTTCACCACAGGCACTTGAAGCAGCCAAAAGGGTTGCAGACCTGAAAGACCAAATGGATGACCTGAATGAGAAAATTCAGGCATTGCACCCCGACAAATTCAACCGAATAAACACCATTGCCAAAGGTGTTGCAAATGGCTTCCAAGCTGCACAAGGTGCAATGGCTTTGTTTGGTGCTGAAAGCGAAGATGTGCAAAAAGCCCTTTTAAAAGTGCAGGGTGCAATGGCATTCGCACAGGGATTGGAAGGTTTGGATGCGGCAAAAAAACAATTCACAACCCTTGGTCAAGATGCAGTAAAGGCATTCAAAGGAATGACCACCGCATCCAAGGTTTTCATGGCCACCGGGCTTGGATTGCTTTTGACAGGACTTGCAACCGTTGCCGCATACTGGGATGAGATTGCCGTTTCGCTTGGCTTTGCCAAATCCGAAATGGAGAAGATGAATGACCAAATCAACATCGCTGGTCAGGCCACAAGAACCCAAGCCAATGATTTAAACTTCTACAATAGCATAGTTCAGGACACCACCAAGTCGGAAGCAGAAAGGAAGTTTGCTCTTGAAAAGTTAAAAGAAGCAGGGATTGAAACCAATGACATAAACCTTGACAATGCGGACTCGATGAAAACATTGACTGACCGCACCAAAGAAAATATATTAGTAATTGCTCAACGTGCAAGGACAGAAGCAGCAGCCCAAATATTGCAGGAAAAAACCAAGCGTTTATTGGAGTTGCAAAACAGCGACCTTGACGAGCAGACTTCTTCATGGGATAACTTTTACGCTGGGGCAGTTGGTGCGTTAATGGGCATAGACAAAGGTGCGCAGGAGTTGGGCAAAAGGGGTTTGAAAAATCTGCAAACCGCACAGCAGGAAGTTACCCAAGCGCAGGGTCTTTACGACAAGCAATTAAAGGCAGGATTTCCAAATGAAGCGAAGGCGTTGGAAAATCAGGAAAAGGCAAAGACTGCAATCGAAAAAAGAAAAAAAGCCCAAGACGATGCAAACGCAGCAGCAGCCAAAGCAGCACAGGATGAAAAGGCAAGGCAAGATGAATTGAAAAAGCGTTCCGAACAACTGATATTGGATGCGGAATTGGTTGGTAAAACCGAAGTTGAACGCGCCGAAATAATTGCCGAACGTAGATTTAAAGCAAGTGTCAAAGGATTTAACAAGGGTTCTGCTGAATATATTGCAGCCGAAAAAATATTCAATGATGAAATTGCCAAAATAGCCAAAGATGCCAATGCGAAAAAAGCAGCAGAAGATAAGAAATCGGAAGAAGATTTGGCAGCATGGAAAAAACAAGCCAATGACAAAGAAATTACAGCGTTAAACGATTTCTACAAAAAACAGGAAGCGGCATTATATGACAAAAATCTCACAACCGAAGAACTGAACGCAGCCGTAGCAGATTTAGAAGTAAAAAGGTTAAAGGATGAAATCCGCATCCGCAAAGAAAATGGAGAGGAAGTTGCTGCCCTTGAATTGCAACTTGCTCAAAAGCGAAAGGACATAAAAGACAAGGAAGTTGAGGATGAAAAGAGAAAAGAGGAAGCCATACAAAGCATTCGCATGAGTGGATTGCAGGGTGCTTCCGATGCACTTAATGCGCTGTCAGGTTTGATGAAAGAGGGTAGTGACGCACAAAAGGCATTCGCAATCGCAGCCATTGCAGCCGATACAGCAAAGGCAATTTCATCCACAATAGTTGAAGCACGTAACACCGCACGAAACATGACCGCAATGGGTGTTCCTGCTCCCGGCCCACAAATTGCAGGTGCTGCCGTATACGCATCAGGATTGGCAATGGTATTAAGTAACGCAAAACGTGCAAGGGATATTTTGCGTGGCGGTAGTGCAAGTGGTGGCGGTGGCGGTAGTGTTGGTGCGGTAGGTGCTGCCCCCGGTGCAATGACCCCACTCACAGGCGGTGCGCTACCCGAAGAAGGGCAATTCGGTGGCATGGGTAGAGTGTACGTTCTTGAAGGTGACATCACCAAAACGCAGACAAGAGTTCGCAGGTTAAGAAATACAAGTGTCGTTTAAACCTACTTTTAAAGATATGGAATTACCAGTGTACAAAATTGTGGTCAATGACGATGACGAAACAGGCGTGGAGTTTGTTTCTCTCGTTGACCGCCCAGCCATACAAAAAGACTTCATGCTGTTTAAAGACCAATTCGTTGATCCGACAGCAAGTGAAACCGAAGATGAATTTATCAGCCGTTGCATCCCGGTAATGATTGGCGAAGGCATGGAACAGGAACAAGCCGCTGCCGTTTGTTATTCCAAATGGGAAAGCAGACAGAAATTTGAAAGCTATGATGACTATCCCGAAGCGGCCAAAGAAAATGCAAAGGTTGCACTCCGTTGGGCAGAAGAAAACGGATGGGGTGACTGCGGAACAGCGGTGGGTAAAATCAGGGCTAATCAGTTAGCCAATGGTGAAGCCATCACCCGTGACACGATTGCAAGGATGGCAGGGTTTGAAAGGCATAGGCAGAACAGCGACAAGGAATTAGGTGACGGATGTGGCCGCCTGATGTGGTTGGCTTGGGGTGGTGATGAAGGTATTGAGTGGGCAAGTCGCAAATTGCAACAAATAGACATGCGACAGGCATACTCTGTGCAGTCCGAAGAAAAGCGGATTGTGACAGGCCCGGCAATGTTGGCAGATTTACCCATTTACCGCTACGATGATATACGTGGTGAATACTACGTGACCTTTGATGCTGACACCATTTGGAAAATTGCAAAGAAATTTGTCCGCAATGACGCCTACAAAGCAGTCAATACCGACCATGCCAACCCCGTGAAAGAGGGTGTCCACATGATTGAGAGTTACTTCATTGACCGCAAACGTGGTGTAATGCCACCTACCGGGTACGAAGATGCAAAGGATGGCTCGTGGTTTCTGACCTATTTAATAGACAATGAGGAAATTTGGGCAAAAGTTAAGGATGGCGAGTGGAAAGGATTTTCAGTTGAGGGCTTGTTTGACATGGAAGAACAGGATGAAGTCCTTGAAATGATGCGTGAAATAACCGCCATGCTGAAAAATTTTGCATAGGTTAAAATCAATCTACCTTTTAAGATATATGGAATTTAAATCAGAATTAGCCGAAATGAAGTTATCTCTTGCCGCATTCATGGCAGAGGTAAAGCAGCGTTTCAGCGAAGAACCTGTGCCTGCTGCGTTTGGTGAGTTGACTTTGGTTGACGGAACTATCGTGGTTTTTGAAGGTGAGGAACTTGCCGCTGGAATGCTATTGAACGTTAAAGGCGAAGAAGGCATTGTTCCTGCTCCCGATGGAGTGCATGAAACTACCACTGGTCTTTTGGTTACAACCAAAGATGGTGTGGTTGAAATGATTGAAACCAAAGAAGAAACTCCCGTTGAGGAAGTTGAGGTTGAAAATCAGTTTGCATCCGTTGAGCAGTTCGATGCTTTGAGAGCCGCTAACGAAGAACTGGCAGCGAAAATCGCTACCCTTGAAACTGCACTTGTAAACATCCTTGGTAAAGTTGAAGAAACTTTCAGCGTGTTTGAAAAGTTTGCAGCCACCACTCCTGAACCGACTAAAAAGCCATTCGGTTCAGTTAAACCTGAAAAAGAGGAAAATTTCTTTGGCTTTGTTTCCGCAATCAAATCAATCAAAAAATAAAATAAAATCATGGCATTTGACGTAACAGGTCTCACCAATTACACCAAAGAGGAAAGCTTACAGCTTCTGACCAAAGCGATGTTCACCGCCAAAACTGCAAATCTTTTGCAGGGTGCTGGACAGGTTCTCCCCGGTATCAAATCTGCTGAAATACTGCCTTTGCTGTATTCAGACGTTTACTTCCAATCTGACAGCTGCTCTTATCAGACAAGCGGTAACACTACCCTGTCCAAGCGCACACTGACCGTTGGAAAAGTTAAGGTTCAGGAAACTTTGTGCCCCAAAGACCTTGAAACCAAATACACACAGAAAGCTCTTGCCGCTGGTGAAGCTATCGACATGGGTGTATTCACCGAGCAAATCGGAGCTGAAAAAGCTGCCAAAATTGCCGAAGCTATCGAAACTTCAATTTGGCAGGGTGATACCACAGGCGGTGCTGGCAACTTGGGTTACTGGGATGGCTTCCTGACTATCCTCGGAGACCTCGGTTTCGGTGGTGCAGGTGACCCTATCAAAGGTAACGTGGCTAACGCTTACGCTTCTATCACTGCTTCCAACATCGATGACATCATCACTACCATTTACAGCGTTATCCCTGCTGAACTGCTTGGAAAACCTGACCTGATGATTGCTATGGGTACAGATACTTTCCGTCTTTACAGACAGTGGTTGGTAACTGCTAACCTGTTCCACTACCCTGCAAACGAAATCGCAGAGATGGAGATTGTTGACCCTATCACTGGCATCAAGATTTACGGTCTGCATGGCATGAACGGAACGAACAAAATCGTTGCTGGTCTGTGGAGCAATTTCTTCTTGGGTACTGACATGATGAACGAAGAAGAAGAGTTTGAATTTATCTTCAATCCTTTCGAGCGCAGAGTACAATTCCACACCGCTTTCAAATACGGATGTCAGGTTGCTTACCCTGAGCAAGTTGTTCTTTTCACACTCTAATTTTAACCGAATAGAGAAAGTTTAACCCGGGGGGTGGGGAAAAACCCTACCCCCCTTTTTAATAAAAAAAAGAAATGAGTTGTCAATTAACTTCGGGGTTCACCCTTGACTGCAAGACGGCTGCTGCCGGCATTAAAAATATTTGGCTCGTGGAATTCGATGCTAAATCTACATTAACCAAATCATCAGGCGAAGTTTCTGCCCACACTTTGAGTGGTGGCAAAAGCTACTTCAAATATGAGCTTGAAAAGGAAACTGGCTCTATGACATGGCGCACCATTCCTTCTACTGAAAACGGAACCGTGTTTTACGAAGCTGACTTGGTTGCACGTTTGCACAAAGTGACTACCGCACAGCGTAACGAGATTAAACTTCTCGCACAGAACAGAATGTTAGCCATTGCCCTTGATGCAAGTGGTGACTACTGGCTGCTGGGTGCTGACTATGGTGTTCAGTTGCAGCAAAGTGAAACAAACTTCGGACAGGCGTTCGGTGACTTCAAAGGTCATGTATTAAATTTTCTCCACAAAGAGACCGATTTACCTTTGAAAGTTCAGGCCGCTGTTGTAACTTCGCTGGGTCTTTGATTTTTTCATAGTGTTTTCATGCAGAAAGGGTCGCCATTTGGCGGCCTTTTTTGTTTAACATAGAAACTACCTACTTATATAGATAGGATGCTTTACATTACAAAGGGCGGCACACCTGAACTGATCATCACTGGCAGGGAAAAAGTAACGGTTTCACCCGTGTACTATCTGCTTGTTTTTGAAAGTGAAATGTCGCAGGAACAAAAGGCATTTATTGTAACCGATACCAGCACAGCACCCAACAGATACCAGCTTTTTTCATTTGTAGAGGGTAGCAGCGCAGCAAAAACATTGGCCGTAGGTACACATTACTGGGCATTGTACGCACAAACTTCCCCAACGAATACCAATCCATTACTTGCATCGCAGGAAATTGACAGGGGGTTGGCCTATGTAACGGCATCGCACACCGCATTTAACGACCACGAAGTAAACACCACCATTAAACAACACCACATCGGATGAGTTTTGACCTATTACGCATAAATTTCACGGAGTCAAAGTTGCCAAAATTCAAGGAAAACAAGAATAAAGGCATCGTGACCTTTGGGGAAAAGAACGATTTTCCCGATACCTTACTTGAATTTTACAACAGAAGCCCAAAGCACGGGGCTATTGTAAGGCAAAAAGCCCGTTTTGTGGCAGGAGAAGAAACCTTGGTGGATGGCAACCCCAGCGCAGTTAAGGTAATTGAATACGTGAACCCATACGAGGGTATTCAGGAGTTCAAAAATAAGTTAGCTCTGGACTATGAATTGTTCAACGGATTTGCCTACGAGGTGCATTACAACAAAGTAGGGCAGATTTCTGCTTTGTACCACGTAGATTTCAGCAACGTGCGTACACTTGACCACGAAATCTATATGTATGCAGAGGATTGGAAAAAGGCAAAGCATGAGGACATGAAGCATTATGCTCCGTTCAATCCAAACAAGGCACAGCCGATGGAGGTGCAGTTGTTTTACTTCCGTGAGTACGCACCTGCCTTGGGTGTTTACCCGTTGCCGCCTTATCAGCATTGTTTGCAGTATATTGAAATCGATGTTGAGATAGCCAATTTCCACAATAACAACATCCGTAACGGGTTTGCCAACGGCACACTGGTTCAGTTGTTCAAAGGACAGCCAACAGAGGAAATTGCCTACAACTTTGAGAGGAAGTTCAAGCAAAAAACAACCGGCACGGATAACGCAGGTGGTGTGCTAATTCAGTTCAATGAGATGAATGAAAAGTCGGCAGAGATTGCACACCTTCAACCTTCCGACATGGACAAGCAATTCCTGCAACTTAATGAAACGGTGCAGGATGAAATCTTTATCGGCCACAACTTCCCGAAAATTCTGCTCGGTTACGCAACCGAAGGCGCACTCGGTCAGCGCAATGAAATGATTGAGGCATACGAGTTGTTTCATAAGTCATACGTGAACAAGCGTCAAGTAAAACTTGACACTTGCCTTGAAAACACCCTTGAATACGTTTATCCCGGTATTAAATTAGATACAAAAGACAGCGATTTCTTGGGGGTTGATTACGTGGCATTGCATCAGGTTGGAATTGTGACCGTAGATGAAGCAAGAACAGCCCTTGGATTGGGTGAAACTGCACAGACCGTTGTCGATAGCGCACAGCGTATTATTGAAAACATCAACAGCTTGTCGCCATTGGTAGCAAATAACGTGCTTTCAAACATGACGGTGAATGAAAAACGTGCATTGGCAGGGCTTCCACCTATACCGGGCGGAGATGCGTTGGCAACTGCACCAACAGAAACAGCAACTCCCGAAAATTTTAGCCATCAAGGTTGCGAATTTCACAAATGGTCGGATAATGACTTGTCAGTTTTTGCCAAATTTGGGGCCGATGAAAGCGAATTTGAGGAAGTGAAACTTACATTTGAACTTACCACCAAAGAAAAGAGGGTGTTGGCTGTTGTAAATTCCGATGAAAAAGCCACGTTGAAAGACATTTCCACCGCCACCAAAATAGGTGAAGAAGAAGTCATCAAGATTTTGAAAACTTTGCAGGACAGCGGAAAGATAAATTGGACAAACAATGCAATCAAAATTACCGACATTGGCCGGGGTGAGATTGCTGATACCGAACTGCCCAAGTTAGAACTGCGTTACAAGTACGATTTAGACCCCGATGCCTTGCCGTTGCAGCCCGGTGGGAAAAGCCGTGAGTTTTGCCTTCGTATGGTGGACATGGGCAAACTTTACACCCGTGAAGAAATCGACCAGATGAGTGCAATTTTAGGTTATAGCGTATGGCTTCGCAGGGGTGGGTGGTACACCGTGCCTGAAAGCGAACCACCTTTGCATATTCCGCATTGCAGACACGAATGGAAACAAAGAATAGTAAGGAGAAGAAACAATGGCTAATTTCGCATATTTCGTAAGTGAGCAGGATGTAAAAAAGAACACCCCTATTGACGAAAACGTTGATAGCAAGTTGTTGCAGACTGCAATGCGTACCGCACAGGATGTGTATATCCGTGATATTTTGGGAAGCACCCTTTATGACAAGATTTGTGATGACATCAACGGGGCTGGGCTTGGTGGTAACTACCTCACATTGGTCAATAAATACGTTGCACCTTGCCTGTACCACTATGTGATTTTGGACTCAATGCTGCCATTGACCTACAAAATGATGAATAAGTCAGCGGCAAGTCGTGGCGCAGAAAATGCAAATGCGGTGGATGTTGACCAACTTCGCATGATTGAGCAGCGTTACCAAAATAAAGCCGAATACTACGCAGAAAGATTGCGTTTGTACTTGGCCGAAAATGATACACTTTTCCCCGAATACCAAAATCCTGCAAGTGGGCTTGACGTGATCAATCCACAAAACCAGTACTTATTTGGTGGGTTTTACTTGGGTGAAGATGATGATTACAAATTCCTGCGTGGATTTTTCTCATGAATAAAGTAAGACAGAAAAACGAAAACAAACTGAAACTCTATCTCAATGGTAACAATCAACCAACTACTGGAAGCACTCGAAACTGCCGGAAACAACCACAAGCAGATAAAGGCAACCATCGTAAATATTGAGCCAAACATCAATACAAGCGGTGAGCAGCTTTATCCGTTGATGCGGATTTTTCCTGATGGCAGTCAGGTGACCGTTGACAAGGTGATTTATCGCTTTGCGGTTGCCATTGCTGACAGACATCGTGAAGATTTTACCGATGCGGTAGAACGCATCAGCGATATGCACACGGTGATGTTGGACATTTACTCCATGCTGCGTTATGTTTACCGAAACAACATTGCCGGAACATGGGTAATAAACGACAGCATTACCCCTTTTTATGACGCACAAACGGACATCGTTAGCGGAGTTGCAGCCGTTATAGAGTATCATTGTCCAAACCTACGTGACTACTGCGACACCCCTAACAACAATTTAACATTCCCAACAATAGAATAAAATGAGTACAGCAACAGAATTTATGAGTGGTTTCACGGGCTGCAAAGTCCTTTCAGGAACAGGCGCAAATACCGGCAGATGGCAGGGTTTTGTGGTAAACGCAGATGCGGTTGTTTCCGCAGCCCTTGACAAAGCAGGTAGCAGCGTAATGACAACCCTTGGACTGACAGGCGTAACCCTGAAACAAGGCACGTTTATTTCGATTTCCGAAGGCGATTGGTTCAGCAGCATTACACTGACAAGCGGAAGCATCGTAGCGTATAACGTATGATTAGAATAGGTGTTCGGTCTTTTGTGTCGGCAGGCGGTGGTACTGATGCCGATGCACAGGCATTTATCACAGCCGCAGGGATAACTGATGCAACACAGCAGAGTGCCATCAATACGTTGGTAACTGATTTGAAAGGTTATGGCATTTGGACAAAGATGAAAGCCATTTATCCTTTTGTTGGTGGTACTGCATCAACTCACAAATGGAACTTGAAAGACCCAAGGGACTTGGATGCTGCGTTTAGATTGGTGTTTTCAGGTGGATGGACACATAGCTCAACAGGTGCATTGCCGAATGGTACAAATGCCTATGCTGATACTTTTTATACACCATCAACTTCTGGTGAATTAAATTCAGCGCATTTAAGTTATTATTCAAGAACGAATAATACTCAAACAAGATGCATGATGGGTTCTTATGATAGTTTAAGCCCCGAAGTTAGACGTCATTATTTTGGTCAAGGATTATCATTTAGTTCATTAAATTCAACGCTTGAAGGCAATTATGCTCCTGTAAATTATTTTGGTCATCATTTAATTAAAAGAGAAAATTCTTTAGAAACTAAACAAATAAGAAATGGAATAATAATAGTTACCAGTACCATAGCTTCTACAAATAGACCAATTGTTCCTGTTTATATAGCTGCGGCAAATCTAAATAATACATCAGCACAGTTATATTCTAGTTTACAATGTGCCTTTGCATCCATCGGTGATGGCCTAACCGACACCGAAGCAGCTAATTTTTACACCGCAGTACAAGCATACCAAACAACCCTTTCACGCAATGTATAAACTATCCGAAATATCCCCCGAAAATTACAGCCAATATGTTGGGCTGTTAACTGAAACTGACAAAGATTTGCTCATCGGCCAATGGTACATGGATGACAGCTACTTCAACCCCATTCAAGACAATGACGATAGGTGGGTGATTTCAGTTGAAGAAATCGACCAATGCGAAAATCCATTGTGTATGTGGGTGCAAAACCTGCCGCTAATTCCGTATGTTCCTAAACCTGCACCGCCCTTTCCCTGATGAAACACGAAACTGAAACCATCGTAGGTAGTTGGCTGTTATGGTTAGCTGGGGCTGCTGCAAAGTTGCTTCCGATTATTCAATTCCTGTCTTTCACAGCTGCCCTTGTTTTATCATGCATAGGCATTTACAAGTTTTTCAAACATGGCAAAAAGTAAAGAAGTAATCAAATGGCAACCGAAAAGCAAACGGAAACTGGGCAGACACACGAAGTCAGCGAACAAACACAAGTCCGCAAAACCATACCGAGGACAAGGAAGATGAAACTCAAAGGATATTTCAAACCAACCCCCAAGCGTTTCAGGGTTTTAGGTGACAGCATTGCCGCTGCATCTTTGTTTGTTGCCGGGCTTAACCTTGACCATCCCAAGTTGATGCTGATTTCAGGTGTATGCGGTGCGGTCGGCAAGTTCGTGACTAACTTCTTTGCGGAGGATGAAAAGAAGTGATTGGCTTTTTGTGCTTTGTGGTGTACTTGGTATTGTGCTTGTCTTTGGGCATTGCCCGACACAACAAAAACCACAGGCAGACACAGGACTGGTAGATAGTTTAAATGCCGAAATTGACAGCATCAAAAACGAGTATGCTGCGCTGTTGATCAACCGCCCTGAAAAGGTTAAACGCATCCGTGAAATTAGGACAAAATATGTCCACGACACCCTGACCATTACCGAACTTCAACAGGACACGCTAAAACTTGCCGCACTGATTGATGAAAATCAACTTTGCTGGGAAATAATATCCGATGACAGCGTGGTAATTTACAGCCAAGAGCAAGTGATAAAATTACAGGATAGTGCGATAACGCATTTAGAAGCCATTACAGCCACTCAAAATGAGCAGTTGGTACAATGTGCCATAGACAACAATAAAATGCGTAGGAAACGAAATGCGTGGCGAAATATCGCAATCTTATCATCATTATTATTCATAGCCAAATGAAAGCACTGCAAGAACTACTGAACAAAAATGGGGCAAACCTGAAAGCGGATGGGGTTATCGGCCCGAAAACTACCGAAGCACTGGCCAACTACATAGCCAATGAGCTGAAAAAACGCAAGTGGCTGCCGCAATACCACGGGATTGTATGGCTTCGCACGGATGATAAGCTGACAAATAAGTTTGAAGATTACTGCGTAGTCTACAAATACGGGCAAATTGTCTACGTTTGCCCTGCATCCACTACCGCAGGTGACTTCTATGTTTACAATCCTCTCACCGTTGGTGGGATAAATGGCACAGCAGTAGCCACTGAACAGCAGGTTGTCGGTTCACACCGCTTTGTAACGGGTGCAAAATGGTCAAATTTGTGGCTTGGTGCGCCTTATTTTCAGCAGATTTTACCCATTACTATCTACCGGGATGGTACAAAAGACAGACAACTTGACCAAAAAGTGACGCAGTTCGGCTTGTTTGGCATAAACTTTCATCGTGCCGGGCTTGGTGACTGGGTAAATAAGTGGTCAGCAGGGTGTCAGGTTGTACCTGATAAGCATTGGTTTGAAATTGTGAAGCGTTTTAACGCAGGGCAGACCATAGATTTCACACTATTTTGCACATTCGGATAAGCAAAATTCTGTAAAATTGCTCATTGCATTGAGCAAAATTACTCAATGCTTTGCGTAAAAACTATCGGTGGACATCCACCAAATTGATAAGATGCTCCATTGAAAACTTGACAATATATGTCAACTCACCGCACACGATTATGGTCAGCGGCTTTTTTGCTGTGCTTCTGTTGTCGGGCATCATGCAGTCAAACCTCCAAAAGCACACGGGAAAAGTCGGCTCTGAGTACAAATCAACTTCCGAAGGTGCAATGCCCATTTCAAGGAGCTTTTCTTCAAACTCATCCCCTGCAATTACTTCAAGGCAAAGCGGTGTGTGAAACATCAGTACACTCTCCCTTCAATTATGCGGTAGTTTTCTACGTGGAAATTTCGGTTAGGTAACACGGTCACGATAGCACCACCGTGATTTTGTTTAATGTAGCCGTAGGGATTGTATTCAGGGGTAAGTGTGCAATGACACCCGGTGGAGAAACAAACAATCTCATCACCTTTCAAGTTGTTTTCGTGGTGTGATGAAGTCTGGTGGTGATGGCCGATAAGCAGCGAAGATTTTGCCCTCATGAATGCACCCCTTGCAGGGTTAACGGGAGCCATGATTGACTTTTGAAATTCGTGTCCATGCAGAATGTCAAGTTTCCCGGCTTTTATCCGTTCCCTAAACACTACTTTAATATCATATTTTTTAAGATGCAGTTGTTCTTCAAGGGTGATACCATCCAAATCTTCAATGGCACGGGCATTGGATAGCAAATAGTGGCGCATCCTTTCTTCGTGGTTACCGAACTTGTACCAAATCGGAATGGTTGGAAATTCCTCACGCAGCAACTGGAAGAAACCGCGTGTCATTATCAATTCCTCACGGATGCTGGGCCGTTTGGTTTCCTGCAAAAAGCGGCTGACCATATACATATCAATAATGTCACCATTCAGCACAATGCCTGTGATACCTTTTTCCTTGCCGTATTCCAAAGATGCTTGGATTGCAAGTGGATCATGCTCCGGAAAGTGAATGTCGGACATTACCAAGTATTTACCTGATGGCAGCACCACATCCTTTCGGACTGGTAGCTTGGTGTAAAGACCAAACTTTTTCAGGCCTTCTTCGATTGTAGATTTACCGGGCATATTTTCGCTGTGTTTTTTTGCGTATGAATTACTACCCATTGAACCTGTGGCTGCTCTTATTTGCTTTCTTACCGCATCCACGTTCGGCCACACTCCGGGGTTTTGTTCGTAAATAAGTTTGGCGAGTGTTTGTTTTGGGAGCATCAGCTGCCCATCGAGCATGTGTTGCTGCATGATAGATTTGACGATTTCAATTTTAGTCATCTATCTATAAAAGTAGTTAGCCCCTGCGATTGCTAACATCCACCAAAAAGTCAATGAATGCAAGAACCACAGGGGCAATATACAAAAACAAACCAAGCGTCATCTAATTTGTCAGGGCTGTGCCGTTTAATTCATCCTGCCACACCCTGATTTTGAACCATTCATCTACGCTTGGAATGTCATCAGGCATTTGGGTGTAATCGTATGGCTGTGCTTCAATTATTTCATCCTCGCATGGTGGCTGCCATTGTTCTATTGACTTGGGGGTTTCACGTCTATTCAGCATGACCAATCTCCTTTAATGCAATGGTGTCACTTCCTGCGACATAAACAGCAGGTTGAATGATATCCCCATCATCGGTAACAGGCAACACCCCTTTTTCTTCGGACTTATATGCCCACTTAGCAAGGTCTTCAATGGTGTTCATCTTCATTTTAGCAGCTGACCATTCATCAAGGTGGTCAAACTTCCAGCGACCTGCACCAGAACGACACTGAATTTCAAAGCCCATGTGCTGAAAAGTCTTGCCGTACATCTGTGCTTCGTTTATGGCTTGGGATTGTATCTGCTCTTTGGCGGCTTTGATTTGCTTTTCCAACCGGGTGAGGTGGCAGTACGCATCCAAAGCGGATGCGTTGCCTTCCTCTACATCAAATAATAAATTCACGATATCTGTCATAGTTTTATTTTGATTAAGCCCCACATAATTGAAATCTCTTTTGCATAAGATGGTGTGATTTGCATCAGCTTACTTGTTTTTCGTGGCTCTCTTTTTTTAACAGGCAAAATAAGTTCAGTTCTTTGAACTACTGGTTTACGAACATATTTGCGTTTGCGGTATTTGCCTGTGTCGTAATCATGTCTTGTTTTTCTAACTATTTCAGCGTCTTTTGCCGTTGGTGGTTTTGTCATAGTTGACAACCCATTTTTGTCAGAATAACCACAAATGATTAAAGCGTGTTTAATGTTTGAACCTACACCATATTTGGCAATCAATTCATTGTCATTTAATGCACCATTATAGACATCTTTTAAGTAAGATGTGTATGTGTCAATAGTTTGTTTATACTTATTGTTCATGGCTTCAATATAATTACCTCTTTGAAGTTACCGAGATTAACCCACTCCACCAGCTTTGTCAGTTTGTCCTGCGCCCAGTCAGGAATATACTTCTCATTGCATTCGATGAACACCTTTGGGTAATCGTACAGGCATCGGCCCAAACCAAACTGCACCGCAGCCCTTTTCATTGCATCGCTGATGCCACCCTTTTCGGGTTCTATGTTTGTCTTGGATGCACCATCTTCCCGGTAGACAAATTGACCATCCAAATACACGGTCAATCGGCAGATAAAGCCGTTGGTTATCTCCCTGAACTCCGATTTCCAATTTATCGGCCCGAAGGCAGCGTCAAAGCGTTGCATTACGCATCTGTTGTTAATGTACGGCACGACAATCATTTTGCCTGTGCTGGTGACTGATTGCACACGCCATTCAATCTCGTTTGGCTGAATAGGTGCGGTTAGTGTTTCATTCATTGTCCTTGGAATATTAAAGTGTTTGTCTTGATTTTGCCTTGTTATTTTAAATTGTCCGTGTGGATTGTGCCGAAAATCCTCATTAAGGTTGGCAGAATTTCAGCCGGGATGCTGACGCATTTCCGGCCTTCTGCGGTCGGGCTGAACTCCTGAAAGAAATAGACATTGTCGCTGTCATCTTCCCAGTCAATGCGGTAGGTGACATCATCGTGTTCAAATTTGGCAGAGTAGCTGCCTGTGTGTGTGACTTTTATTTGTGTTTCCATGATGCAAATATAGTATAAGTTTTTATATTTTCAAACTTTCTGCAATTTTTTTTATCAGGTCATCCGAAATCGGTTCAGCATTAAATCCTTTCTTCCGATATTTTTTCAGGGTTTTTTCAAGTTCGTCATCAGGAACCGGCTCAAAGGATAGCATCTGGTCTTTCCAATATACAACAGTTTTAAAGCCCCTGTATTCTGTTGTCATAGCAACGCAAAGGCGGTGTCAATTACCTGCTGCTCCTTTTTGCTTTTATATTTACTTGGATTGTTCAATGCTTTTATAACCGTGGCATAACTTGCCACACCTTTGCAGGCATCAACAACCTGCATCTTCATTCCTTTACGTGCGTGTGCAATAAAGTGTTTTCTTTTATCCTCGTGTGTCATATCTTGTGTTTGTATTCAAGGTTAGTCGTTTCTTTTTTGGTTGCGATTTTAAGCAGAATTAGGTAGCCGATAAGGTCATTGAGGGTGTCTTCATCGGGTGCTTCCATCCCGGTTGTTTTGATGCGGCTCAACTTGTCATCAATGCGAACCAACAACTGCTCTGTTGTGGATGCCTTTGAGAAAACCCGCACTGGTTCCAGTGCAGAGTTTCCATACTTGACATTTTTTTCAAGCAGCAAATCTCTAATGTGATGACAAGTGTAAATTATTTGGTCTTTCATCAAAATGGTAGGTCATCGGTTGCACTTACTTTCGGCTCTGATGTTACATTTTTGTAACTTACATTTTTAGCACCCCCCACATACGTTGCAGGTTTCTTCGCTTCCCGTTCTTCTTTTGACTGCGACAAGGCAATGTAGTGGGTTTCTCCGAATTTTCCTTCGGCTTTGCGTTCAGCACATACGAGCTTGATGTACTTCTTTCCGTTCTTGGCGGTAGTGATTGCCTCACTGGGGAGGTCTGATAGGCATATATCGAGTATTAACATGGTGCAAATATAGTTATTTAAATCTGTTCTGCAAAGTTTTGATAAGCATTTTTTACCGCTTCCACCTTCCGGGCAAATGATTTATCAAAAGTCATCAGGTTGTCCACCGTTTCAATGCTGTGTATCACGGTAGAATGATCACGGCCACCACATAATTGACCGATTTTCTTCAACGATAACGAGGTTTTATGCCGCAAAATCCAAATGAAAATCTGCCGCAATTCCAACACCTCACGTTTACGGGCTTTCACCTTGATAAATTCGGGCTGATAGTATGGAAATACAGACCTGATTGCAAGGTGTGTGGCCTTGATATGCTCATCATCCTTGTCAATGTCCTGTACTTTCAGCACGGTTTCCAATTCCCTGATGCGGATTTGCTGGTGTCTGATTACTTCTTTCATTCTGTCGATTTCACTTTGGCGAAATGTTGTGCGGCTGTTGCGCTGTGGTGCTTTGATTTTTATTCTCATGGTGCAAATATAGTAAATTAAACATTAGTTTCAATATACAATCCTGTTGAAATATCATAATTAAATTTCTGTATGCCGATTTCCCCCCAGTGCGAGAACTTAACTTTTTGGATGTGAACTTCCACAGTGTTATTGCTGAAATTTCGGTACACTGTAAGTCCATTGTCGGTCTTGTTGTAAAAATTTGCACTGCCGGCTATGTCATACAAGCTCGGTACATCATAATTTCCATCATCTTTTCTGCCTATTTTACGTGGGTGAGCCACCAAAAAACAATGCACGTTGTACCTCTCGCAGAAATTTACAATCTTATCCAGTGACTGCCCGATGTATTTCGTTTCACTTTCACCGTACTGATGCTCTAATTTGTTCCATGCGTCAATGACAAACCAATCTATATTCTTTCTGTTTTTGAGTTCGGCAACTTTTGCAAGTATACTTTCAAGTGAGAAGTCCTTTTCAGGTTTTACAAAGAATATGCTGTTTTCAAGCAAGTAAAGTGCTTCGTATATTTCCTGTTGGTTCATCCTGTGCTGCCCCATAAATGGCCGCTTGGTCAACTTACGCAGCATCTTACTGATATGAAGTTCAACTGGTCTATTTTCAGGGCTGTAAAACGCACCTTTCCACTGGTGTCTTTGCAATAGTTTAAGCAGAACGTGATCAAGAAAGTCCGATTTCCCGTGTCCGGGGATGCCCGTAATGGTAGTCAAATAACCTTTATGAAATGACAGGTATTTATCAAAACCAACCATCCCGGTTTTTGCACCTTCCGGCAATCCGTAATTGTATAGGTTTTCAATTTCGGTCAGGTAGTCAGTCACACCGAACACACCAATCATGGGAAATTCGGAAAAATTCATGCAGGCATCACGCAGGGCAAACGCACCATTCAGCAATAAATACTCGTTGGCATCTTTGCAATCGGGAAATACAATGTAATTACATTTGTCTTTTCCGAACCTGTCTGCAATGGCATTGCGTAATTCAATACCGGGCGCATCGTTGTCAACTGCAATGTGTATCTTTTCGATGTGGTCAAAGGCAGGCATGAAGCGGTCAAAGAAAGTAAGGTTTGGCTGTGCGCCATTTGGCACACTAATTACATTTTCAATTCCTGCTTCGATAAGTGCGAGTGCATCCATTTCACCTTCGACAATCCATAATTCATTTGCAGTTGAAAGGCAGTCAATGTTGTATGGGATAAGTTCTGCGCCTTTGTGCATCTTAAAATGCTTTGCACCATCCCTGTATTTCACGTTTTTAAGTACACCATCCTCAAAGTAATTGAAACATATGCAGTTCACTTCCTTGCTGACCTGTGGCATCCATTCGGATTGTTCCGTGATTTGCATCTTGTTCACGGTTGCTGCGGTGATCCTGCGGCTTTCAAACCATTTTAGTACCTTATCGGAAAGTGCGGTAGTATTTTTCCATTCCGGCACTTCGTATTTCACCACTTCCGGGCGTTCAATAATTGCACCCTTCCATCCGCAATGGTGACAAATCCATGCTTTCTTATCAAGGTTAACCGATAGGCATCGGTCGGTTTTCTTTTTACGGGTATGGCTACACTGGGGGCAAAGTGTTTGAACTTCACCTGTGGTTTTACCTTGCGGTATTTCGATATTGTAAAATGCGTAGCTCATAAAACAACACCCCCCAAGTTTTTGATTTCAGGTTCAACAATGCGGTAAATTTCAACACCTGAATTTTTCAGCTCTTGCAATCCTTGATCTGTGACACTGATTTCCATGTTCACAAATTTGCCTGCATCGTTTTGCTTTTTGTAAAACACCATGTAGGTTTTTGGTGTTTGTATTGTTCCTTTCTTTGGTTCTTTTGCCAGCCAATTCAGTGCGGTTCGGTAAAGGTTTTTGTAATCCTTATTCTTTTTGTAGTTTTCAATCCGGTCAAGAATATTATCTACCTGCGTAGGTGACCAACCTTCTGCAACCAGTTTGTCAAATTCAGGCCGTGAAATTTCCAAATGGTCAAAAGCCCTATATATATTTTCTTCTTCTTTCTTTTCTTTCTTATCTTTCTTTAATTCTTTAGTTGGTGTCACCTGCGTTTCATCTGCGTTTCGTTTGCGTTTCACTTCCGTTTCATCTGCGTTTCGCTCGTCTTGGTAACATTCATATTTACAGATAGTTAGCCGTGTCGAAACTGAAACGTTTTCAATTAAAATCATGCCATCATTTTGAAGCAGTTGTAAAAACCTACGAACCTTGCTTTTATCTACCTTCCATCGTTTAGCCCAAGTGTCCAATGAATAAAGACTTTGACCACGTTTGCAGTCATACAAATTTCCT